CCCACCCCCAGCTGTTCGGTTTCCCGGGTCTCAGCTGGCACCCATCATCTCGCAGACCGGCTCAAACATACGTAAGCAAGCTGGACTAGCTTGGCTGACTAAGCATCACCCACTCTAATGGACTAGCTCGGATCTATCACACTCGTCGCAATATTCACTACCGTGCCCCACCTTTCGAGCACGCCTCCTCCTGTTACCTGGAACCGCCGAAGGGTGTATCTTCATATTTCGATGTACCACCGCTAACTCATTCATAAACCCAAATGGCAGGCAAAACAGCCTCTCCACCTCAGCATCTGCAACAGGGTCATCCGGGAACCGTAGCTCCCGCACCCAATTTAAGTTGTGGATCTGGTGGGTTTCCAATGTCAAGCCCTGCGAGAACTGCAACACCCGTAGATGGGCCAAAGCCACATCCCCTGATATCCAGTCCTGCCCGGTATCCAGCACTTTCACTATCATCGACTGCAACGCACGAGCGATGGCGGGAACATGCTGGGATACCAGCATCTCACCAACCATCTTCGCCAATAGGAGATCCAAAGCCTCCGCCCCCCGAACACCCGTAGGTGTCCACGGCAAGCGGGTGAATATGCGTATGGGGTCACGGGTGGGTACGCACAAGCCCCCACGCGTAAACACATTCTTGTGCTGGCAATAATACTCCTGGTCTGCACTCTCTACGAGAGTGCAATCCTTGAGGATCATGCCAAACACCTTACCCACAATAGGCTCAGCGGCACGCATAAACCGCTGGGCATCTGTTCGCTCCATCCACGCCACGGAATCATCTCCGTCACACAAGAACTCGGCTTCTATTCCCAACATCCTACAGATCGTATAGAAGTTCAGAACGTTGGTTACGGAGTTCCCGCCTCCAGTATTCCTATCCCCTGACATCCTAGTCCCTCCCGTCCGATACCGCACGCCATTCTTGGTCCTGCAATTATTAAACAACTGCATATTTAGCAGGCGTGAATTAATTCCAGGGCACAACAGCTTCCACACCTCATGCTCCTGGCGCAATATATGCGTGAACTGAGTGCTATCAAAAGCAGAATAGTCCATGCACACAGCCACCGGATCACTAAAGTAGTAACGCTTATCAGCCATCACCTGCGCCCGTTCCAATGGAGTCATCCCTTTGGAACAGGAAGGTAAACGAGTAGGCCCTAAGCCGGGACCATGCAACAACATCTCCTCGGCTGGCCCTAGCCAAGGGGCCAATTCTATATTGAAGGCAGGCCCTCTATACTGTATCATCCTAGGGGGTTTTTGTTCCAGATCTTCCTCGGAATAGTAATCCACTTTAACAAAAGCGTCCACACGTCCCTGCGGCAAACCCCAGGTATTCCTATGCCAACCCCGAAAGAGTGCCTGGCGTTTTGCTCCCGAGAATTTGTTGATGGTGGATAAAATGGTGGACTGCTCCACCTGTCTACCATCAACCCAACTCTCAGCCACTTCCCAGCGAATACGCATAACGTCAGCTTGAGAATACCCGAGGATCATCCCCCCCACAAACTTCACCTGTCCTCTTTCACCAATCTCCAACCAGTCCGGGTAGGGTAACTTATCTACCAGATGTCGGTTATGTAAACTCACCAACTCATTATTGATACAATCATGGTTAGTGACCACATCCGGCAATCCCAACCCGAGCTGGGCCAACAGTGTCGTACATTTCCGATGCACACACTCCACCAGAGGTACGTCGACTATCTCGTGACATGGTAATATCGCCAAGAGAGGGAGCCGCGAACAGACCCCCTCCCGGCGCCACCCCTACGCTCTCAGTTTCCGCTGCTGCTTACGCATAACCATGTAGGCAGCACCACCAACTCCTCCTCCAACCAGAATCGCCCCAAAAATGGTGAACGCGACTCGCCAGTATTTCTCCCCAAAAGTTTCCCGGCATAACGCCACAAACGCCAACTGTGAATGGGGCGCCCGAGGTAGTCCATGTCTCCACACCAGGCCAAGCGCGCGCCAGGGAGCCACCCTGGCACCGCGCCACGCCGCCGCGACTCCATGCTCTATCCCATTAGATACCCTTGGGCTTCTAACTAAATACTCATAGAATCCTTGTCCTACCCGAGCTCCCAGGTCAGCCCCGAGAACTGCGGCTAGGCCTCCAGCCCCGCACGTGATTCCCAGGACTCCTACTGTTCCGGCTCTCTGATTTCCTGAGAGCATTCCTCCAACCGTGACCGCGGTTGATATAGCCACAGTCTCAGCCCCGCGCATACTAATGGCGCGCATTGCTGCGGCCACTCCAGCTCCTACTCCGAAGGTAATCCCCACGGCACCCCAGTGCCGCGGGCTCCAGTAGTCCATGCCTTGCACAACCACTGTATTTCCCAACACCAGGCGGTTATGTGTCAACGCGCGTTCCGCCGCCGCAGGGGTGATTTCAGGAAGCACAAGGCCCCGCTCCAGAATCCCCTCGGCAGCCTGATTAAGCACTTGCGTAACATTCAACCCCTCCCGGTGTATCGCTTCCATGGCTGCATCAGATCGAACAAGACCTTCCACGGCCTGTCTCACCCGCCCTACTCTGGCCCCATCTACTGGTGTCCCCCAAGTGGCTAACTCAGCCCGATGCCGTGCGCTTGCCACAATCTCGAGTCCGTCAAGTAAGTCACCACCCGCTCCATCTCCTCCGGGTGGAGGGTTTGGACCACCAGGCGGTTGCCCGACAGGGCCCTCGTGATTGTATACAGGTCCATCCGTGTTCCCATCCCCTGGTACAACTGGTGGACCACCCGGCGGGCCACCCCCATCTCCGTTGTTGTGCACTCCAGCTCCAGCTGGTGGGTTGTCCCCCGCCGGCTGAGCGCCAGGCTGACCCGGTATTCTGGGCTCCGGGTCTGGGCCTCCGTCAGGAAAGGGTTCTGGTTCCAATGGGTCATGAATCCTTTCTGGATCAACCCACTCGATATTTGCATCAGGTTCCATGATCTCCTCTATAAGATTCCAATCGCCAACAAGATCCACTACCTCCCACCGACTCAACCGGTGTCTATCTATAGGGCACACTGGAGATTCTGGGAAATACTGGTCTCTTATGGAGTTTGCCAAGCATGTCCGATGATGTGTGTGCGTGCGCCCCGGGCACAATGTTGTAAAGACATCGTACTCCACGGCTTCCATGCATATAACGCACATGGCCGCTGGGTCTGCACCCTCTACCCGCCCCGGGTTAATTCCCACCTGATGTATATAGCCAGGTGGGACGAGATTCCATGGGGCTTCCACCAAGGCCCCCAACTCGGTCGCCTCAGCCACACTCCGTCTTGCTATCCTCAACTCTGCCGCACTCCCGTGGACTACGAATTTGGACGCCTGCAATAAATGTATTGTGAAAAGCATCTCTCCTGCAGTCCGTCGGTCCCTACCCATTCCTAACGCGGGCCCCTCACAAAACCGGTGAGCGGTCCACTGTTGCGCTCTCACAGCAGCCCGGTACATAGTACCGGCGCTGTTCGGAGCCGTCCGGGAACATGGCTTAGTCACCAAATGCACCATGGTCACCCCCTCAAACTCAGTTTTGAACGCTGCCGGACATGGCAGTGTTCCTTCATGCATATACGCCCTGAGCAAGTCCTTATGCCCCTGTGGTATTGACGCTGCAAACCCAGCCGCCATAAGAGCATCAGCGCCCACACAGTGGACATATACGCTCTCAGCGTCACTAGGCACTAAGTGCTCATCAACATCCATCCACACGTCATCGTACAAGTACGATGGGTGTTCCGGAGTACGCTGTTCCGCGGTAATTGCACCTTGTCTGGCTGCGGCTGGCCCTCGGTTCTGACCTCGCCGCACTTGTCCTGTTGCTCGAGCTCCCTGAGCCCGGGGTCCCCCAGGATGGTTTCCCCTCGCATTAGCTCGGTTGTGTCTCAC